CTTCGAATTTTCCCCGGAGGTATATTTTTACAATTATATTTTAGTTCAGAAAGGAGGTTTTAGATTGGCTATAGCACTTACCACCTCTGATAATCCATACAATCCAATCACTGAATTCGATCAGTGGAGTATGTATGACCTAAATCATGGGTATAACACTTGTGAATTGCTTGCTCGATTTGCTAAGACCTCGTCGGATTTCAGCGAGGCAGAGTATCGCGAGGAAGTCGAATCTGCCATAGATTCCATAATCGGTATCTTTGGCAATTTTTATGTAAAAGTAACCGAATGACTTACAACGAATTTAGCAACCTTCAACGCTCTCGGCCCGCAAACCTCCGTAACTGTATTTTGTCAGGTTAGTATTGTTTGTAGTTGGCTCCTTTCCATGTTCGAGATTGTTGATATACCGCTTCTTATAGATTCCAGCGGGTCGAGGGCGTTGAAGGTTGCTAAAAGAAAGAAGAAATTTATGGCTAGGAGAAAGATAGACGAGCTGGATTCTGAGACTCAGTGTGGAAGACCTGCTCTGAGTCCCGAAGCCGAAGAAAAGAGATTAGTCGCTCTTGCTTACAACGAGGTTGAGCAAAGAATACTTAATCACACTGCAACTTCTGCAGAGATAGTACATTTTCTCAAACTTGGTACAAAGAAGTCGCGACTAGAAGAAGAGAAACTAGAGTTAGAAAAGAAACTAGTTGAGGCAAAGACTAATGCTCTAAAAGCTGCTGAAGTTTCAGAGCGTATGTTTGCCGAAGCTATTTCTGCAATGAAATCCTATCAAGGAAGGGAATATGTCGAAGAAGAGGACGTACTCTGAATTGATATCTATACCGACTTTTGAAGAACGGTATCGGTATCTTAAACTCAACGGTGTTATCGGAGAAGATACTTTTGGCTATGACCGATATTTGAATCAGCTATTCTACAGATCTAAAGAATGGCGAAAGGTTCGAAACGAAGTTCTACTCCGAGATAACGGATTTGATTTAGCGTGTGACGGTTACAACATACCTGGCAAAGTCTTGATTCATCATATGAATCCTATGACCCTGAAAGACATACAGCAAAGGAACGACGAGATTCTCAATCCTGAATATCTGATTTGCGTATCGTTCGATACTCACAATGCTATTCACTATGGTGATGACTCAAGAATCCTAACCGTTGAGCCAATTGTACGAACTAGAAACGACACTTGTCCGTGGAGACAGTGATGCGAGACGAACTTTATCACTATGGCCGAAAAGGCATGAAGTGGGGTCAGCATATCTATGGTAACAAAGAATATGCTCATCGAGATGTTAAGGCCGTTAATGATATATACCGAACATTATCGACAGATGACAAACGCAAGTTAATGGGTGGAGACGCTCCAAGTAAGTTTACTACCGAAGAGGAGTATAGTAAAACGGTAGCGTCTTTCATACTTAAACATAACAAGACTCCTATTTCTGCGTTTGATGTGTGGAGCGAGGATGACGGCTCCGGTAAGTATAAAGATCAAGTAGCCGTGAGCGTATTAACTCGTTCTGGCGATAAGTATCGTGGTAAAGGTTACGCTTCCGACGTTGTCAATAAAGGCATGAAATGGTTAGACAATAATCCAGACATACGAACCGTTTACTGGGATGTCCGAAAAGATAATGCGGCCAGTATTGCTCTAGCGAAGAAACACGGTTTTGAGCAAATGAAAGGAGCAGGTCGTGACCCAGCTTGGACGGCTTATTGGAAGCGTTACAAGAGGTAGACGCTATGAACGAAAGTATTCTTGATTCTGTAAAGAAGTTGGTGGGCTTAGATTCAGCCTATGACGCTTTTGACAGAGACATTATCATTCACATTAATTCCGTATTGATGTTGCTTAACCAGTTGGGCATAGGTGCTAAAAACTTCAACATCACAGGTCGTTTTGAGATATGGTCCGACTTTGTTGATGAAGAAAAATTCCCAATGGTTAAAAGTTATGTAGCAATGAAAACGCGAATGATCTTTGATCCTCCTACAAGCGGTGCGGTCATGAGCGCGTTGAAAGAAAGTATCGCTGAAATGGAATGGCGACTGAACGTTCACGCTGATCCGGAGGATACTTTTCAAAATGACTAGTAAAGAGGTAAGTTTAACATGAGTAGATACTATGATGACGAACTTTACCATCATGGCATTAAAGGACAACACTGGGGAGCACAGAACGGTCCACCCTATCCTTTAAATGCTGCTGGAAAAGCCAGGTTTAGAGACCGATTAAAGAAGCGAACCCGAGAATTAAAGGACGGAGTTGCTTCTGTTGGTAAGAAAGTTGCTTCTGCTGGCAGCAATTACAAAGAAGCAAAAGCCACTAGAAAGGCTTTAAGAATCGAGGAAAAGGCTGCTAAAAAGCAGGAACAACACCAGAGAAATCTGGACAATCTGGCGAAGAGTCCAACATATCTCTATAAGAATAGAGATTTGTTTACAACTGAGGAACTCAATCAGGCTCTGAATCGTATCAATACCGAGCAGCGGCTTCATCAAGCGTCTATGCAAGAACTTAAACGCGGCAAAGATATTGTCGATACCATAATTGGGTATGGTAAAACGATTAACGATGCTTATAAGACTGCTAACGATTTGTCGGCTAACTGGAAAGCGTTCAAGAACGGTGATTTTGGTAAGAAGAACAGCGATTCGAAGAACGATAATAGTGATAACGATAAGAAGAGTCCTACTACTGATAAATCAAGCACGATAGAATCGACCAGCTCGAGTAGTAAGAAAGAACCAGACGGTGATTATAATGGTTGGCATGGAACTGACAATGAAATGATTAATTCTGTGAAAGCCTGGGCATCTAATAACAAGCATTATCAAACAGCTGCCGATAAAATTCGTAAGCAAAACGAGAAGCTTGCCAAGAAGACTCGTAAGAAGTATGGCCTATGAATCTATCGAACACCGCGACACCGATCTACTATGGTAAGTTTAGGGACGCTGTTCTAAGAGGCGAGATACCTGTCTGCAGAGAGATAGAGATGCAGATGAATCGAATAGATTCTTTCATAGCTAATCCAGGTATCTACTATGACGAAGACGCTATTAAAGGGTTTGTGAAGTTTTGTGAGAACGAGCTCACACTTACAGACGGCTCGGATCTTCACCTGCTTGATTCTTTCAAATTGTGGGCTGAAGACCTTCTCGGCTGGTACTACTTTGTAGACAGAAGCGTTCCAGAGATTTCTGAGGATGGACATGGCACGCACTATGTCCGTAAAAGAATTCTTCGTCGCTTGATTAACAAGCAATATTTGATAGTTGCTCGAGGAGCGGCCAAGTCCATGTATGAATCACTCATACAAAACTACTATCTCAACATCGACACTTCTACAACTCATCAGGTTCACACGGCTCCAACGATGAAACAAGCTGAAGAAGTGCTCTCTCCAATGAGAACTTCCATCATCAGAGCTCGTGGTCCATTGTTTAAGTTTCTTACTTACGGTTCTATCAACAATACCACAGGACCGAAATCTAATCGTGTTAAACTCGCTTCTACTAAAAAGGGAATAGAGAACTTTATCACCGGTTCATTGCTTGAGATTCGTCCAATGACCATCGACAAACTTCAGGGATTGAACAGTCGAATCAACAGTGTAGACGAATGGCTGTCCGGAGATGTCCGAGAAGACGTAATCGGTGCTTTAGAGCAGGGAGCTTCTAAGAATGACGATTACATCATCCTAGCTGTCAGCTCCGAAGGAACTGTCAGAAACGGAAGCGGCGATACAATCAAAATGGAGCTAATGGACATACTAAAAGGAGACTATGTCAATCCTCATGTGTCCATCTGGTGGTATAGACTTGATGACATCAGTGAAGTTAACGACCCTGCAATGTGGTTGAAGGCTAATCCCAATCTCGACAAGACTGTTTCTTATGAGACTTATCAGTTGGACGTCGAGCGTGCCGAGAAAGCTCCTGCTACAAGGAACGATATTCTCGCTAAAAGGTTTGGAATTCCTATGGAAGGTTATACATATTTCTTCACTTATGAGGAAACCCTCCCACACAAGAGAAGATTCTTCATGGGTATGCCTTGTGCTATGGGTGCTGACCTTTCAAAGGGCGATGATTTCTGTGCTTTCACATTTTTGTTCCCTTTGGCTACTGGAGAGTTCGGTGTGAAGGTTAGAAGCTATATTACAGAGACCACTTTGATGAAACTTCAACCGGCAATGCGATTGAAGTATGATGAATTTATCAGAGAAGGTAGTCTGATAGTTCTAAACGGTATCGTGTTGAACATGGATGACGTCTATGACGATCTG